ATGCTCTCGGCGGCGCCCAGCTCGATCTGGCCGCGCGTGCGGGACTGGTCGGCCTGGTCGTAGGCGGCGGGCGGAACGGGCAGCTTCACGGCTAGTAGTCCGCGTCGGCGGTGACGATGCCCAGGGTGTCGATCCACCCCGGCCCGGCGCCCGAGGATACGACCGCACTGCTGACGACAAGGAGAGGGCCTGTCGCCAGCGCATTGAGCCCGGCTATCGCGTAGTTACCAATCGAGCCAGAGGTCACGAAACGGAATGTCGTGCTAGTGCTCGCGCACACAGGGACCGCCCGCATCGGCTTATAGAATGGAATGTTGAGGTAAATACCGGCTTGACCGCCAGTAAGACTGTAGCCTGAAAGGGCCATGCCGTTGCCGGAATTGCCAGAGCTGTAGTCCCAACGCTGGAAATACCTCTGGCAAAGGCTCAACTCCAAGTCATAGAACCTGCGCTCGAATGGCGAGGCCACACCTGCCAGCTCCATCTGCACGCCGGTCATGTAAAAGACGGCGCCCGCCGTGCCGATGAACTGCACCTGGCCGTTGGCCCCGACGGTGTTGTTGACGGTCCAGACGTTGGGCGGCTGGGTCCAGTTGGCCCCGCCGCCCAGGCAGAAGCACAGGTACATCCCAGCCTGGACGTCGGTCGGCCACGCCGGGCCAGCGACCGGGCCGGGCACGGTGACGGTGATCCGGGTCCAGACGTTGGCGGCCGGGATGTTGAACAGGAACGGATAGCTGTAGGTGCCCGCGCCGTGCTTGAGCGTGGCCCCGAAATTGCCGGTCAGCGACGAATAGACCCAGAACGACAGGGTGACCGGCTGTGGCGCGGCCTGGGGCCAGCCGAGGTCGGCGATGTTGATGCCCTCGATCACATGGTTGAAGGCGATCACGTCGCTGGCCGTGACGGCGTAGGCGGTGGTGACCTGGGCGCCCATGTAGGTCATGAATCCGGGCGGCGGGGCGATGCCGTTGAGGTTGCGGCCGGTGGTGATCTTGCTGCCGGTGCCGATGACGGTGAACGACCAGCGGTCGCAGGCGTAGACGCCGGTCTGGAGAACAGAGGCGCCCTGGCGGCGCTGGTCGACGCGGAAGTCCCCGTTGATGATCCGGTTACGGAAGGCGTAGGACTGGGCGCCCACTGTCGCCAGGGCGGCTTGCACGAAAGCGTCGGTGGCGGGTTTGGTGGTGTTGTCGCCGGGGGCCTGGGTGACGGCTGTGGCGTTGGCCAGGTTGATGGCCGAGGGCGTGCCCAGGTTGGGCGTCACCAGGGCGGCGTTGGTGGTGCCCACCGCAGCGCCGGTCCCGTTGAGCGCGGTGGCCAGGGCGGTGGCGATATTGGCCCCAAGGCCGGTGATGGCGAGCAGCGGCAGGGCGGTGGCGTGGGTCAGGTCGAGCGAGGTCGGCACGCCGAGGTTGGGCGTGACCAGGGTCGGCGAGGTGGCCAGCACCATCGCCCCATTGCCGGTGACCGGCTGGGTCAGGGCCGCCAGCACGCCCGCGCCGAGACCGGCCAGGGCGGTGGCCGGGTAGCCGGTGGCGTTGGTCAGGACGATGTTGCTGGGCGTCCCCAGATCAGGCGTGATCAGCTGGGCGCTGGTCTGGCCGATCAGCGGCCCGGTCCCCGAGACGCCGATGAAATCCTGCTTCAGCGCATAGGCGTTGTTGAGGGCGGCCGAGGTCAGCAGCTGGCCGAAGCCGAACCCGCCAGGGCTGCCCGCGCCGCCGATGGCGCCCGCCCTTGGGGCGACGTTGACCAGGTCGTTAGGTGAGGACATCCGAGCCATCCAGATAGGAGAGGTCGAGATAGAAGGGCTGCACCCCCGGCCCGGAATCGGCCAGGTCGCCCTGGATGATGTCGAGGCGGACATTGCCCAGGCGCCAGGCGCCGAGGCCATAGAAGCGGGTCCTGATCTCTGTGGCCTGGAACAGCTGGTCGGTCGGGCTGACCAGGGTCACCGGGGTGGTCTGCGCCTCCGGGCCGTTGGGCCACATGCGCAGGAAGAATTCGGCGGTCAGCTGGCCCTCGGTGAGCTGGTCGGGGACCACCCGCTGCACCTCGGCCATGTAGTCGCCGATGCCGATCTCGAACGGCCCGGTTTCGAGGAAGGGGACCGCGCCGGTCCAGTCGATGCCGGTCTCATGCTCCCAGATCAGGCCGGAAGGGTCGACCATCAGCGGATTGGTCAGCACGCCCCGGTTGTCGCCACAAAGCCGGTTCAATTTACCGAAGCTCCAGACGTTGCGGCCGAGCCTCTGGCTCTCGCGGTAACACCAGGTGACGTAGCTATCGACCTCGGTCGACGCGCTCGACGGGAACAGCCACCACACCTCGCCCTGGTCGGCCAGATGCACGGCCGAGACCTTGCTGGCCTGGTTGGCGTTGAGGGTGGCGACATAGTCGAGGACATCGCAGTCGAGCGGCTGCACCGCCTGCCCGTCGAACAGCCAGAACTGGCCGTTGCGGCCCATCCAGGCGGCCATGGAGTCGTGGGCGGCCACGGCGCCGATGCTGATCACGCCGCAGCCCTGGCCGATCCGCTCGAACCCGTAGACCAGCGGCGCGCCGATGTAGGACACCAGCCACAGGCTGGAATCGGTGAGCAGCAACAGGCCGCCGCGCACGCTGATCGCGCATTTGAGATTGCCCGGCCCGGCCAGCTCGAAATCCCCGGCCTGGTTGGCGGTGGTCGGGGTCCAGTCGCTGCTGTCCTGCTGGTCGCACCAGGCCACGCGGCGGCCGTCGCCATCGGCCCCCAGCGCGAACAGGAACCCCTCTTGCGTCACCCGGAGGCCAATGCAGCCGGTCGGGGCGCCCGCGATCACGGTGGCCGGGCCGCCCGACGACGGCGGCCATTGGTAGAGCTTGCCGTCTGAATCGGCGCAGCCGACCAGGTTTTCGCCGAAGTTGTCGAGGCTCCAGACGGTGGCGGGCAGCAGCGCCCCGGTGGCGGGCGGCGGGACGCCGTAGGCGGTATCGCCATAGGTGGCGCCGCCGTAGCCGAGGTTGCGGCTGGCGTCGTCGCGCCCGGCCACAAATCCGGCCGGGGTGATGTCGTGCACCGTGCCGTCCTGGGCCTGCTGGTAAAGATGGCTGGAGGTCCCCACCGCCACCCAGTTGTTGCCGCTGAGGTCGCGCCAGGTGTGGATGACGCGGGCCTTGCCGGTCAGGGCGGCCTGGGCCGCGTTCCTCAGCTGCCAGCCGCCGACCGGCTTGGTCTGGTCCTGCTGAAAGCGCACCAGGTTGCCGTTCACCCACTTGCCCTTTCCCTGGTACTCGGTGCCGTTGCGGTAGAGGCCAGGCGGCGCGGTGATCTGGACGTTCTTGGGCTCTGGCATGGCCTCACGTCTTGATGATCCGGTTGGCCGCCAGGTAGGGCGGGATGGTCGGGATGGCGGTCAGGGTGTGGCTGTGCGGGCTGCCGCCCCCTGTCGCGGCGAGGGTGATGTTGGTCCCGGCCCCGTCGAGCACGATGCCGGTCCCGGCGCCCTGGACGCTGATCCCGGTGGCCACCGGGGCGATGGTGATGCCGGTCGGGGCGGCCAGGGTCGGGCCGCCCGCGATGCGCAGGTTGGAGCTGCCCGCCGCCAGCGTGCCGCTGGGCGTCAGCGCCCCGAGGTTGTCCATCACGCTTTGCAGGCCGTGCTGGTGGGTCGGGTCGGCCAGGCTGTGGTTGTGGGTCGGGTCGTTGACGCCATGGCCGTGGCCGGGGTCGTGCATCAGGTGGGCGTGGCCGGGATCGTTGACCACATGGCCGTGCGACGGGGATTCGGCGAGGGTCAGGACATGGCCATCCGTGGCCCCGGTCCAAAACAGCGCGCCGCCCTTCAGCCCCAGGGGGAAGGTCCCGCCCGCGCCGATCCCCGGCGACACGCCGATGCTGAAGAACCCCCGCGAATCCGGCAGGTTGAAGGTGGTGGCCCCGTCGCCGGGGCCATAGGTGACGCCGATCACCTGGAACAGCGCCGAATAGGTCGACCTGGGGACGGCCGAGCCGTCCTCATAAAGCCAGCCGGTCGGCGGTCCAGCGGTGACCGGGCCGCGATAGTCGACCGACACGCCGGGCGGCATGATGTTGCGCAGGAACTGGTCGATGAGGTCGAGGTCGCCGTTGAGCAGGGCGCCCCAGACGTTGTCGTCGGCGCCCACGGTGGGCTTGGTCAGACCCGCATAGGGGGTCAGGGCGTCGGCCATATGTGCCCCCTTCAGACGGTGTCGCCGTCGAGCCAGTTGAACAGCCGGTTGCGGCGCGGCATGAGCCCGGCGTCGGTGCGCAGGGTGCGGTCGTAGGTGGTGCGCAGCGAGGCCTGCATCTCGGCCATGGCGCGCACGAACTGGCCTTGCATGACGCCCGCGCGCTCGTCGTTCTTGAGGTAAGCCAGGGCCGCCGCCAGCGACCCGAACAGGTAGCAGTCGGGGTGGTCGGTCAGGACCCAGTTGCTGGGCGCCGCAGGGCTCAGCGAGGGGATCTGAAATTGGTATTCCATACGGGCGTTGTAGGCCCCATCGGGAACCGGCCAGAACTCCAGCTGGCCGCCGATGGCGACGAATTCGCGAGGCTCCATGACCAGCACGGCGGGGATCGCCTTGCGCTTGGCCATCTGCTCGGCGGTGATCTGCCGCAGCAGCCGCCAGGTGCCCGCCTTGAGGCGCAGGGTGCGCATCATGCGCATCTCAGGCGGCAGGTCGACAAACTCGGCGTCGATGATGAAATCCTCGGCCAGCAGCTGGCGCGAGGTGCGCAGAATCCGGTTCATGTTGGATTCGGCGAGGGCGATGAAGTCGGGGATTTGCAGGCCAATGTCGGTGCGCCGCAACCATGAGGCGACGCCCGCCTGGAGGCCCGCGTAGGTGGTCAGGGACATCGGGCCGCTCCCTCAAAAAAGGGCGGCGGCGGGCTGCTGAGAGCGCCGCCGCCCAGGTCCCTCTCAGGGTCTCAGTTGTTGTGCAGACGGCAGGCCAGCTGGGGCCGCAGGGCCGCCTGCCCGAACAGGATGTCCAGGCGGCAAGGGAACTGGTCGTTGATGATGTCGTAGGCGCGCACGATGCGCATCGACACGCCGTCCATCGCCTCGCGGTAGGCGAAGTCGACGCCCTTGGGCAGCAGCAGGTCGGCGGTGGCGAAGGTGAACGCATCCTCCTGGTAGAGCATGGAGGTGCCCGAGCCGCCCGCCGAGGTGGTCTGCGGGGTGATCACGGCCGCCGCGTTGGGGGCCGGGATGACCACGTTCTGCGGGCCGCCCGTCACATAGATGGTCGGGGAGACCGACACCGCGCCCGCGCCGCCCGCGTAGGGCGCCGTGACCACGAACTGTTGCAGCTGGCCGGTCGAGGCCTTGGACTCCGGGTGCACGCGGAACACCCCGGCGACGGTGAAACTGTCCCCGGCCACCATGGCCCCGGCCCCGGCCGCCACGGTGATGGTGGTGTTGCCGTTGGCGAAGTTGTTGGTGTTGGCGGTGTAGCCCGCGCCCGCCCCGGCCGAGAAGGCTGGCCACAGGGTGTTCTCGAAGAAGTCGAAGCCCGCCGTGCGCCCGATCACGCCCTCGACGTACTGCTTGCCGAGGGTGACCTGGTCGTTGAACAGCCCTTTGACGTCGGTCTGCATATCGACCGTGTCCTGGGTGTTGAGGTTGGCGGTGCGCTTGTCGAGCGGGGCCAGGTTGTCGGCCAGCACCTTGCGCGCCTGGAGGATGTGCTTGAGATCGCAAGGCGCCCCCTTGTTGAACACCGCGTTGTAGACCGTGGGCACCAGGAGGTT